GAGAAGAACACATAACAAGATGTATGCACGACTATATATACATACATAAGGAGGAATAATCCTATGTGTCATAGGAATATCTCCAAGGGATATCTCCATATACATGTTTATATGGAATATACCTACATCTCCCCCTTCACAAAAAATTATGGAGAAAACAGTAGTGTGAGAAGGAAAAAAAATTAAAAACGATTCGGGCGTTTACGTTCGCGTTGAGGATAACGTTTAAACTGCACCGTTTGAATCAGTTTGTTTGATTTCTTCGTTTTGCAATGTTTCGTTTGTTGGCGTTGTTGTTGTTTTTGAGTCTGTTGATTGACTTGTTGATCATTCAATTTATTCAATAAATCATCCGGTAGACTAAAATCATCTTCATTGATTGTTTTCGAACCAAAACGAACACGTAATTGATTTTGATGTCGTTTATGTTGTTGACCACTTGATGTTTTTACCAGATATACCACAGAACCCAATTGTTGGATAATTATTGCCGGCTCCCATGTTGGACGTTTATTACGAACAAATCTAAACATCCAAACAAACTGTCCGATAGCAAATTTCGATTTTGAACATGAATCTGCTGTTTCATTGGGTTTCATTAGTTCAAATGGTGATCGAACTGTGTGTTTAAATAACAATTTGGCTGGAATTTCACCAGTGATCGAATGTGGCGTCCAACGAAACATTCGTACTATTTTTCTAATAGCCAATGATTTATCTGTTGAATTATCCAATTGTTCTTTGGTCAATGCTTCTTTAAAAGAGCGGACGAAACGTTCCGCAATACCATTGCTGGCGGGATGATATGGTGCGGTGGTTACGTGTTGGATTTCATATTTATCAAAGAATTGTTGCATTTCATAACTACAAAATGGAGGACCATTATCAGTTACTACAGATCTCGGTGGACCAAGCCAATCGAAAATTGTTTCTAATGTATACATTAGATTATGTGCTGATGTATTATTACCCATATCAGCTACTATAGGAAATTTCGATTTCGCATCAATTACCACTAAATATTTTGAATTCCAAATAGGTCCGAGAAAATCCATGTGTATTCGAGACCAAACCTCCTCTGGTTCGTCCCAAGATTTGTATTTTTGACAGGGCATTGTATGCATTGAAGCACAAATTGCACATGAATTAACTAAACATTCAATATCTTTATTGATTGTTGGCCACCAACAATATGTACGAGCTAATTGTTTCATTCGAACAGATCCAACATGTGAACTGTGTAACATATTCAAAACCTTGCGTTGTAAATCTGTCGGAATAACAACCTGTAAATTTTTCATCACACACCCTTTATGTACCGAAAAACACATACGATGATTACGATACGGTTTAATTTGAACTTCTTTGTCTTTACCACCAGGCCAAGAAGTAAGAGTGAATGCACGTACTAATCTAAGTACATCATCATTATCGGTAGCTTTAGCAACATTCGCAGCTGTAATATGCCATTTATGTTCAAATTCCGTTTGAACATACGAAACAATTGAATAATCTTCATTATCATCCATTGTCTCATTATTATCAGACAATGGCAATCTTGATAAAGCATCCGCATTCGCGTGAGCTAATGTGTTTTTATATCTGATTTCATAAGTATAACCCGTAAGAAAGAGAGCCCAGCGTTGAAGTCGATTTGCGGTGGTTATCGGAAGAACTTTGTTTGGGTTAAAAACCGCTAATAATGGACGATGATCCGTTATTAATTCAAAATGTCGACCAACTAAATAACTATGGAATTTCTTTATGCCAAATATTATTGAAAGTGCTTCTTTTTCTATTTGACTATAGTTGGTTTCAGCTTTTGTCAATGTTCGTGAAGCATAAGCTAATGGCCTTTCTAAATTGTCAGTACTTCGAATTGAAAGGACTGCACCCACACCATAATTAGAAGCATCCGTTGCTAATATTACCGGTAACTGTCCATCGAAATGAGCTAAAGTTGTGATATGTGCCATATCGTGTACCAAATTAGTAAAAGCTTTTTTGCAATTAGAAGTCCAAATCCACTTGGCTTCTTTTCTTCTTAGTTCATTTAAATCTCTACACTTTGTAGACATATTCGGAATGAAATTCCGATAGTAATTTACTTTACCAAGAAAAGCTTCCAGCTGTTTCACATTTCCAGGTTCAGGCATTCGCAGAATCGCCTCGATCCTCCCAGGATCGGGTCGTTTGCCATTTTTATCAATAATATATCCAAGATAAATTACTTGGTCTTGGAAAAATGAACATTTATTCGGATTGCAAGTAAATCCGAATTCACCTAATCGACATAAAACCGAATCTAATGTTTCTAAATGTTCCTTGTTTGTTTGACCCGTAATTAATATGTCATCTAAATATGCTACACAATTCGGAACATTTGTAATGACTTGCTCAATCACTCTTTGAAACAAAGCCGGTGCATTAGCGATTCCGAAAGGCATTCGATTATATCGAAATAACCCCATCGGCGTGTTTATCACCGTTAACCTTTTACTTTCATCATCAAGTTCCATCTGAAGATAAGCATCTGAGAGATCGATTTTCGAAAATTTAACCCCATTGTTTAATCGTGCCAATAATTCATCAATCAAAGGAATCGGATACTGATCTACTAAAATTTGTGAATTAAGTGTCACTTTAAAATCTCCACAGATTCGAATTTTTCCATTTGGTTTAGGAACAGGTACGATCGGAGATGCCCAGTCCGATGTATCTACTTGCTGAAGTATACCAGCATGTATATTTCGTTCAATTTCTTGTTTAACAGCATCAACATATGCAAATGGAATCGATCTTGATTTAAAAAATTTTGGTTTAGCTTCAGGTTTTAATTCAATATGTGCTTTAATCTTAGTGCAATGACCAAGTTGATCATTTAATACCATCGAATGTTTCGTCAGAAGTTCTTGAATGTCAATCTCGGTTGACATCATTTCTACCGAGTTAACTGAATTGGTTTTACCAAAAATGAATTCAGTAATATCCAATTTTAATTTAGTAATCCATTGCATTCCCAACAAACCTTGACGTGGGCCCTTCACCACAATCAAAGGTAACGTATAAATTGTATTATTATACGCAACTTGCACAAGACATTCACCCTGAACATCTAACATTGAACCACTGTAACATTTCAAACGTGTTTTTGATTCAACAAGTTCTGGACTACCAATTTTATGCCAAGTGATTGTATCAACTATCGTATCAATAGCGCCAGTATCAATTGCCAAAGATAAATCAAACCCATTAATCGAAACAGATGTCAACGGAGTTTGATTCACTGTACCAGATATAGCACCAATACTATGAACCGTATAAACTTTTGATACGAAATTCGTTGGATTTCCATCTTTTCTTTGTTTACAAACACGTTCCAAATGCCCTTTTCGTTTGCAACCATTACATGTAAATTCTCGATATTTACATTCATTACGATTATGATTTGTTGCTCCACAACAATCACATGATTTACTCTCAGATTTCGTTGTCGAATCATTTTTGTTCATCGAGTTTCGTTGTTTGCGTTGATTTTGCTGTTGTTGTTTAGACTTGTTTCCTTGATAAATCCTTGCGATTCCCAAATCATTCGATTTCAACGGAGAATCGAAATGTTTTAAATCAGCTTGAATTCTTTCAGCAGTTTGTATGATACGTTCAGCATCTTCTAATGTTGGATCGTCTTCTTTCAACAGTGCTTGACGAATTTTAGCACTACGTAAACCAATAACATACATGTCTCGAAGAGCACGATCTTGTGGTTTCGTTGCTAATTTCGACGAAGTAAAACCACAATGTTTCAATTTGCTGCAAAGCTCGGCCTTCCATTGTTGAAACGTTTGTCCTGGTTTTTGATAACAACTGTAAAAATCAAAACTCGCCGTCATAATATTCCTTGTAGAATCAAAATGTTTGTCGAGTTGTTTGATCAATTCTTCATATGTCAACTCGTCATTCGTCAATTTAACTGGTGCAACAAGCGATTCGAGTAGAGAGTATGTCGTTTCCCCCACTGACCACAAAAATAAAGATTTCATATCTCCATCATCCTTCAGATGATTAGCTTTGAAGTAAAAACTCAATCGATCCCGATACGACTCCCATGTCGTACATCGTTGATCATACGCATGTAAACTTGGAATGGATTGAATTGCCAACTTTGTGTCCGTCATAGTCGTTAGATTACCAGAAAATGTATCAACCTGTTCGATCTTGACCATAAAAATAATCAAGTGTATCACCAAGTAATAACCGTACTTGAAGAAGAACCAAAGAAAAAAACGACAACACGTCGATCACGTAAATGTCGAAAATAGTAAATAATTAATCCCCTTGCGAATTAATTGAAAATCAATTCACCTTACTGAATTGATCTAAACGTATGTGTTGATACAAAAAAAATCACCTCGTCGCCAATGTAGATGTCCCTAAGAGTTCCTTTATTGGTAACCGAAAGACAGGAGAAGAACAAGAATAGGAGAAGAACGAGAGAAAGAGAAGAACACATAACAAGATGTATGCACGACTATATATACATACATAA